TTTCGGTGATAAGTTTCATAACATGTTCCTATTTCTTTTTATTATTTATAATCAATAACCCTGTAAGACTTTCAATCCCATCTTTCGACCAGAACTATCGTGCTGAACCATGATCATGAAATCGTGTTCTATTCTACTGGAGATCCATAATGAACATCTTTTAAATCTTCAGCAATCTTATCTAGATTTGATAAGAATTCTACGTTGTGTGATTCAAATGTTGAACCGTTTGAACGAAGATTAGATAATTCCCACGATATAGAACTAAGAGCTGTGTCAATGGAGGAATTGAAACTAAAATTATTTGGCCAAGTTTGATACATTTTTTTTATACCTTATACCTGATATCTTGAAGGCGCATTAATGGTGTCGACAGTAACATCAAACATTTGGTGCATCTCCAGTTGATGTAAGAGAACCAGCACTGATTGTGAGGTCGCCACCCGTTCCGGCATTTAGAGCAAAGTTAGCTGCAGCTTCACCAGCATCTAAGTGTAAGTACATGAGTGGAGAGGAGCCAGTCGGCGTTGAACCATCGGATCCGAGATCAACTGCAGCGCCAGCAGCGGAATAAAATTTTCTACGATTTGCTTCTACACTAAAATCAATATAAGAATTATCCATCCAAAACTCAGCCATTGAGCCATAGAAAGGAAACTGTGTAATCTCAGCAGGTCTACCAATCTCGAACGAACCTGTAAAATCAAGTGTATCATTAACAAAGTTGCTGGTTCTAATGTCACTAGAGTCATTGATGTATATATGTCTTGCACCTGTAGCGAGATTTCCTGAGCACAACATATGATTCCAACCACTATTCAATACACTTGTAAACCCAGAGTTTGTTTCTATGAACAAAATATTCGTACCACCTACATTTCTGCCAACGAGAGTCATCCTGTTCGACTGTGCCGTTGGACTTCTTTGTAGTAAAAATTTATTTGATGAATTAGCTCGTATAGTAAAGACAACATTAGTGGCTTCATCTGCATCGCCCGCCATTTTAAACCATAATGAGAAAGCCCATTGTTTGCCATCTGACATTCCACTCAACCCAGGAGCAGCTCTACTTAAATTAGTGCTTCCATCAAAGTTTGCATTATCAATTGTAAAACTTGGGCCAGCGCCACCACCAGCAGAAATAACCGCTGCTGTCTGGGTGGTAATGATAGAAGATGTGGGTCCTGGACTGAGTCCGATTTTCATAATATTACTTTCTTAGTACTCTTAGTACAACCCTATTACTGAATTAGCAGTACTCGATGTTCTCATTTTACGAACACGAATGGGTAGAATTGTACCAGCGGGAACAGCTGTAAATGTTACTGTGTTTCCTGAAACCATATCAGATAGTTCGACTACTAAATTACCGGTCACACCAACATATACAGCTCTCGTAGTGTGATCTGTATTTGCAGATTCGTTTGCTGAAATAGCAAATGCTCTGGTTGCTGGATCTTCTGGATTTGTGTAGTAATATTGAAAGGTATCATTTTGATTTGGCATAATATATCTCCTTACACTGCTGCTTTCGCAAATTGAACCATCGCATCGAAAGATTTTTTATCCTTCATTGCTTCGGCTTCCATACGCTTTCTGTTTGTAGAATTAAGTTGGCTCATAGCATTATTAAGAGACTCGGCAGTCACCTTATCAATTTTTACTGTCTTGCCATCTTTCAGTCTGAGATTACCAGCCTTAAATGCTTCATCGACAAGTTCAACTTCTTCTTTAATCTTAGAAGAACCTTGCATCACTGGAGCTTTTTCACCAGCAGACTTACCTACACCCTTGTATGAGTCACCACCGTGACCACCCATCTTCATGAATTGGTTATAAGTCTTTAGAATCGGCTCGCCTTTTTCCTCAGCACCGTCGTGATCTTCACCGGTCTTGCCTGTTTTACCCTTTGAACGATCGCCAGTGTGCTGTGCATCAGGTGCAATGGGATGTTTTTTCTTATCAATCTTGTGTAATTTGAGAAACTTTTCCTCGTCCGGAGAGCGAGGTTTATATCCTTTTACTTCTTCTTCGTCGTCCACTTTAGGCTTGTAATCAGCGGCTGGTGATTCCTCGAAGAGTTGTTTAAATTTCTTCATCTGGCTCTTCCTCTGGCATTTGTTCTGAGTCGATTTCATCTTCTACATCAAGTTCTGCCTCAGGCTCGTCAAACATTGCTTGACCAGCAGTAATCTTCTGCAGATTAATTGCGTCCATTGCTCTACCCATAAGTTCATTATTGATAGCATCTTTAAACTGTGATGATTCACCGTTCTGAAGAGCAATAATTGCATCTTTAATATTATCAGTCATTTCGATCTCCTATTTCACTATTATTTATAAAAAAATCATCCTAATGCTATCGCAAAGGCTAAAGCATCATCTGCAGATGCTTTTGTAGCAATATATGAGTTAGTATTTGCAAGCGCCGCTTTAGCTTGTACATCTGCTGTCGTATAACTTGAAGAGTCTAATTTTGTGGCAATATAACTGTTTGTATTTGATAGAGCAGCTTTGGATTGTACATCAGCTGTGGTATAACTCGATGAATCCAGTTTAGTGGCAATATAACTATTTGTATTCGACAGCCGAAGTAGTGCGGTGGCTTCTGTAGTTTTGGTTGCGATATATGAATTTGTGTTTGAGAGAGCTGACTGGAATACAGCATTTGTTATACCCCAGCCACGAGTCCATTCACGTGAAGCAATCTGTTCGGTGTCAATAAATGTACCGGTTGAATTTGCAGAAATAGAGGTGCCACCAAGATTTAATGTTGCTCCAGATAGATACAAATCTCTCCAACGACGAGTAGAAGAACCAAGGTCATAGGTATTTGCAGATGCTGGTATAATGTGTTGTGTCTGTAAAGTCGAACTAATATTATTACCAATCGCAGCGCTTTGTACTTGAACTACAGTTGAGTTACCAGAGGCTGTAACTGTAGCACCAACAAAATCAATTTCAGTTACGGTTGTTCCAACACTAGAACCTTCTTCCTTTATTGTAATACCACTGCTACCACCACCAGCAGCAGTGCTAGCATACCAAACACCAGTATTAGAATTGTATGTAAGAACTTCGCCGTCACTTGGTGTTTTAACGCTGTTGTAGTCAACATCATCTAACCTATGTAACCAAACTTCACCTGATCCTGAAGATCCGCCTCCACCAGATGTTGCGAGTCTTGTTACTTGTTGCCGTATTTGATCTCTAAAACTTTGATAGTTATCTTCAATGGATTTACGAATTGATTCCGTATCGACTTCAGTTCCATCCCGACCGGGATTACCCTGTGGTCCCATCGGACCAGTGGCGCCTGGATCACCCTTATCACCTTTATCTCCCTTTGGTCCCTGAATACCCTGTGGGCCAATGGGTCCTGGCTCGCCTTGCTCGCCAATTAAGCCACGTTCACCCTGTGGTCCTTGTGGTCCAAGAAATCCTCGTTCACCTTGTAGACCCTGTTCACCTTGGTCACCTTTGTCACCTTGAGGACCGACTGCACCAACTGGACCTTGCTCACCGATTAAACCTTTTTCACCCTGCGGACCAGTATCGCCCTTCTCACCTTTTATCCCTGGAATACCTTGTCCACCACGTGGACCAATTACTTTACCGACTGTAAAGACTTCACCGTCTTCTCTCAACAGATGCAGTTTATCGTCTTCAATGTATGCTTTTTCAAATGTATGACCGGGTAGTCCTTGAGGACCTACTGGTCCTCTTGCTTCTACTACAATTCTACGTTCGGGTCCAATATCACCCTTTTCACCTTTGGGTCCAGCGGGTCCAACAGGACCGGGAGGTCCCTCGACTAATACTGGTTGCTGAAATTCTTCCTGAATTTCGGCAATTTTTTTATCTGCATATCGGATTGCCGCAGAAAGGATTTTTGCATCTCTGATCTCGTTAGACATAAATTAGTCCTCAGTCAAGACATCATCTAAAACTTTTGTCATCTTTTCTACAAGTTTCTTTTCTTCTTCACTCATCTCTTCTGGAGGTTGGAATATTTCTTCTTCAATTTCATCTTGAATAATCTCTTCCATGGGCTCTTCATCTTCTGTATCCTCACCACCACCTTCTTGACCAATTTGTTTTTCAATATCTTCAATCTCATCTTCAGTCAAACGCAGAACATTTGTGCGCACCCATTGTTCCGAAAAGTATTTTCCAACATAGTTATCTATATCACCCAAAAGTCGAAGTCTTTCAGTCATAATCTCGGTATCTTTCAATTCAGTGAAGTGATTATCTTCCATGAAGTCATAATAGATACTTTGCTTCATTTCTTGCCATTCTTTACGAGTAGTAACACCCGTAAGAGCAAGATGAATCTCTAATAATTCATCAAACAGCATTGAAAATCTAGTTCTCAATCGCTTGATGAACTTATTGAATTTTAATTCGTCTCGAGTAATCTCAGATGCACGACCAAGTTGGAACTGATTTTCTTGCTCCATACGGGCAGTAGGTACATTAAGTGACTTGTAAAGTTTACGGCGAAAATAATCCACATCTTCCATCTCACCAAGATTCTGACCGCCGGGAAGAGTTGTGATTTCAGTTCCTCGACCACCTTCTCGACGTGGTAACCAAAAATCTTCCAGCATGGTCATAAATTTACGATCATCACGAACTTCACCAGTCTGTGCATCATATGTGAGTTTGTTTTTATGCTTGACCATCATATCACGAAGATATTGCTCCGCCTTCATCTTTGGAAGGTTACCAACATCAATATAAAAGATGCGTCGCTCAGGAGCACGCGCGAGTCTATAAATCACAACTGCGTCTTCTAACATACGAAGCTGATTGAGTGGTTTTATAGCTTTATGCAAGTGCGAATAGATCAGATTGTTTCTATTGTCAAGAATTCCGGAGTTGACATAGCAGATAGAGTCTTTGGCAATCTTAACACCCTGAGATTGATTCTGTGTTGTAATGCCCTTTGGGTTATAAAAATAGTACTCATTTGATCCGCGATATACAGTAACACCTGTTCTCTTATCTTTTTCTTTGATCGGCTCTTTTATCTTACGGATCTTGCGAGGGTCGATATACCTCAAGTCCTTAATGCCGGCTCTTGGATTCTTTTCATCAATCACGATGTTATAATATAATCTACCGTCTATGTACCATTTT